TATGGTGTCTAACATTTTGTTGTTGAAATCTATATGCCCATTTGGCAGGTCTTGCTATTGCACCACCTACTGCTAATAATGATTCAATACTTCTAAATTGATATCCGTCTTTTGTTTCATAGAATAGATATCCTGCATTTTGATATTTCTTTGATACTGCCTTTTTCGCCAACATATCAATTGCCTTAAATGGTCTAACATTTGGCATAACTATTTTATTTAAATATTTTGTAGGTTCTACATATAAATCTTTTCTTGCATTGAGATATTTTTTATTTGTAAATATATCTTCAACACCTATTTCAACAGGTCCAGTATATGCCTTACTAACTTTTCGTAAATTATTAAAATAAACTTCTCTTGAGCAGAAAAATATATCATATGCTTGACTACCTGAACCTATTGTTTTAGTATCAGGTGCTACACTCTCAATTTTGTATATGTGAAATGGGTGACCTTCATTGGCAGTAGCATTAATACCATCTGTCCCAGGTGTATTAAATTTTAAGTTCAATCTTTCTAAACCAACAATAGGTAATAGTGTACGTAAATCTTTGGTATCATACACTTGTATTCTACCTGTCATTGATTTATTAAAAATACCTTCTTGAAGTTCTATACTTAAAATGAGGTTTGTTATATCAACCCTAAAAGGTTGTTGTTGACCAGGCGAACCACCTGATATCTTGTAAGATAAAATATCAGCGGCTGCTAAATTATAATCGCCTGCTTTTGTGAGTCTTTCGCTACTTTTAACCATATCATTTTCTAATCAAACTATTAAATTCTTGTAAAAATAAATCAAGATATTGTGGATCAACTATTCTAATTTGTCTTTTACTGTCTTGTTTTCTTCTTTCATATTCATAATTAGTTACAGCACCTGCGCCTGCGTCTGTTGAATTGCACTCTAACATATGAGAATAATCATCAGGTCCATCACCTATTTTATTTCCACTTGATTGTACCTTTTCGTAATGATGTATTCCGTCAGGACTATCATATTTGTCTTCCATATATTTTTCAAATTGTAAATTAGATAACGGCCAATCATAATATATATTTTCAATATCATTTATCATACATACAACCCAAAATAAATTTGTTTCACCATATATTTTATATGCTACATCTTCTGGTTTCTCTCCATCTTCAACATCATAAACATCTAATAATGATACGTTCTTTTTTATTTTATCTTTCGTTTTTATTCTACGAAATATATCAGGCACTAATTTATAATAACCATTTGCCTTAATGTCATATAACATTAATGGAAACTGTTCAAAATATCTAGCCATTAGAATCCCTCCATAATTTTATCTTTAGTCATATATTCTAATTCTGCAAATGTTAAATCAAGACTATATGTAACTGGGTTGTGGTCTTCAAATGTTTTGAAATTAGGTGATTCAGATGGCACATAACTCACATCACATTTTTTCAAGGCACATCTTGATATTTTATTTAAACTATCATTAATACCTGTATTGTGTAAATAATGTATTTCAAATTCTGAAGGATAATCAAACATACGACCTTTATGCCAAGCATTTTTATTTTTACCTGGGTGCATATGATATTTAAACATTTTAATTATGTCTTTTACTTTTTCAGTTTCATCTGGATTTCTAGGCCAAAATCTAAATGAATAAGTGAATTCTCTAAAATGAGGACCTTCATATAACATTTCAGCGTGATTGTTAATTGCTAATCCCATACCCTTACCCATTAATTTAACCCAATCACCCATACCTGCACCTGATGTTATAGCACTTACAAATTCTTTTCCTTTTTGCATAACTATACCTGAACCGTGTTGACGTGCTTCTTTAACTGCATCCATAAAGCCAAGGTCTTTATCTTTTATACTTTTATATGCTTCTGCTATATCTCCAGAAATACCCATATCTTCTGCTCCCCAACCTGCACCATAACTAACTTTAATATCTGGTGGCATATATAATGCAATTGCACCTGATATTATATCTTTGCTTGGCATATCACGTAATACAGTATTTGTTTTATTAATTCTAGGTATTGTAATTCCTCTATCTTTATAACTTTGTCTAATATCATCTTCAAACCCTACTGCTTTTCTTTCATTAGGATTACCACCATCATTAGCCCATATCTTCTTACCACCTGGGTTTAATCCCACACTTCTTGCTAATTTTAAATCTGGATTTTCTGCTGGGTTGTCACCAACGTTTGATGATATTGTAAAGAATAATATCCAATTACCTAGTTCATTACCTGTTAACTCTGGTGGATATTGTAGATGTTGAAATTTTAAAGGATCATCTTTAACAGTTCTTCTATCAGAATTAATTTCAAATGGTGATTTCTTCAACATCTTATTAATGCCTGAAGTATTACCTACATTTATAGTCTTGCCTTGAACAAAGCTAGAAACAAGTGATGATGGATTAATATTTCCAACTGCTTTATTAACTATAAAACTCTTAACACCTCTTACAGCACTCTTAACGAAATGCTTGAGTTTCATACTTCTTGCGTATCTTTTGCTTGCTCCGTAACCGTATGGCATATGTTTGTTGATCCTTTTTATAAATACTATTATATTTATATGATTTATAGGTAATATATGAAGAAGAGTTACAAAGGAATATACAGACCAACATACCCTAGAAAATACGTAGGCAACCCTAATATGATAGTGTACAGGTCATTATTAGAGCGTAGGTTTATGCGTTATTGCGACCTAAATCCTGATGTATTAGTTTGGGCAAGTGAAGAATTGCCTATCAGATACTATAATCCATTAGACAAGAAATTTCATAGATACTTTCCAGACTTTGTTATCAAAACAATTAAAGATAAAAAGTATATGATTGAAATTAAACCATCAAGACAAACTGTTAAACCTAAAAAACCTAAATTAAAAACTAAATCTTATATGCGTGAGTCATTTAACTATATCAAAAATAAAGCAAAATGGTCAGCGGCAAGAGCATATTGTGTAAATAATAATATGGAGTTTAAACTAATTACTGAAAAGCAATTAGGTTTTAAATAGAAAATGATGTGCCACACCCACAACTAGATTTAGCTTTAGGGTTATTGAATACAAAGTTGGCACCAAATATATCGTTCTTATAATCTAATTGCATACCTAGTAAATACAATTCAAAACTTTTATCTACTAATAACGTGTTATCAACAACTAAATCTTTATCAGTTGGTGAATCCTCAAACGACCAATCATAACCAAAACCAGCACAACCACCACCCTTTACAGATAGTCTAACATAGTTCTTACTATGTTTTTCTTTTAATTCTTCTAATCTATTTTTTGCGTTCTCTAGTATTGTTATCATTGTTCTTTCTCTTCCAAGGTTTAAGGTCTAATAATATGTATAATATAATTCCACCCATAAGGCAGATAAACAAAAAACCAAATATTACTTTTAAGATTGTTAACACTATTGATTCATTGCTCTTTGCAATGCGCCATCAACTTCATATACTGCTGTGGCTGAAATAGAAGAAGTATTTTTGGTTATAATTTGTGGAGAACCATCAACTTTAGTAAAGTTAGAAACAGGAGCAAAATGCTTATCTTCTGCTTCAAGTTTTTTAGCGGCATTTAATAATACTTTTTTATCTGATAGTGCTTGTTCTAATAAAATTGCTTGGTCTTCAGCAGATAATAATTTTATCATATCTATCATTTGTATATCACCTGCCATACCACCCATTTGTGACTTGTCCATCATATTCATTTGACCTTCTGTTCTTGCCAATTTCCAAGTCATATCTCTCCATTCTTTTTGTTCATCTTTAGTCATATCTTTACGGTCTATTGCTGATAATTCTTTATATCTATCACTACCTTTTATCTCATCTGCTTGACTCTTTAACTTTTGATATTTTGGATCAGCTATTATTTTAGCATAGTTTTCAAACACATCAAGACCTTTATCACCATATCCTTTATTTCCTGCTATCGTCTTCAAATAACCTTCTCCCATACCCCAAGAAGTATCTCTACCTTCTTCGTTCAACATATCCTCAGCAGTCATTTGAATATTTTGTGATAATGCTGCTAATTGTTTAATTACTTTTGAAGAATCTTCTCCTAATTGTCCTGTTTGTACTACTTGATACATATTATGGATACTTCTCATCAATTCATCTGCCTTATGTTTATCATCAAGTACCGCTTTTAACGTATCATCATCCATTTTAGTAAACATTTCTACACTTGCAACTAAATTTTTTGTATGTTCAGGTGTAAGTTCTCCACCCTTTTCTACTATCTTTTGGGCAGCTTTTGTTGCCATAAATGCGTCTTGTAATTGTGTAGTTTCACCACCAAACGTTTTTGCTAATCCAGGTGCTATATTAGAAAGAAAACTTCCTTTTTGTTCTTCTAATCTTCTTTCAAATTCTTTTTGTGATAAACTGGTCATTTCATCTAAATGGTCTAAAGTTTTTCTTTCAGTTTCAGCTACTTTAGAAAACAAATAACCAACACCAGCGGCAAGAGCTATTGCTAATGAACCTGCAAGTAATACTGGCCAACCTATTGCAAGTCCTCCTAAAGTTAATCCTTTTGCACCAAGTAGTCCTGCATATTTACCTAATGCCAATAATGCTGGACCTGTCAATGCAACAGCACCCCAATCAAATCCACTCACTTGATCCATAGTCTTATCACCTTTTAACCAAGATATAACTGAAGCGAATCCCATACCAATAATAGCAGGTATAGCCATTAATAAAAATCCTTTAAATCCAAGTAGAGGTATTAAAGCTGCCATAGCAGGCAATGCTAATGTTAATGCTGTTTTAGCACCTTCACTTTCAATATCAAATTTGTCAACTATGGCGTCACCAAGATATCCTGCTAACATAAAAATTAAAGCTGATTTAAATATAAGACCTGCAATTTTTGTTATGCCTGCCATTGAAAACATACCAGCTCCAACTAGTCCAATTTTCTCCATTATACCACTACCAAAACCCTTACCTGCTTCATCAGCAGCACCTTCAAGACCACCGCCTCCAGTTCCACCACCTGCAACTTTTGGTTTGCCACCTTCTGGATCAGCACCTTGTTCTCTTAATCTACGTGCTTGGTCTTTTTCTATATCTAATGATGATTTTAATATTTCCCAAACGTGATGTACCTTATCAACAGTTTTTTGTTGTAAAGTTTTAATATCTTCTAATACTCCTAATGAACCTTGACTTACACCTTCAACAGTTTCTTGAGCGGCACCCTTTAATCCAATGAGTGAAGACCCAACTTTATCTTGGATATTCATTGACACCAACTCTACGTTGTTGGCAACTACAAGTTTATCTTCGCCCATTTCTGCCATTGATTACTCTTCTTTTTTGTGTTTACCTAAAATCTCTACGATTTCCCAAGAGCCGTCATTGTAATGATGTACTTTTGCGTCAACTAAATCACACATAAATGCTAATGATTCACCATCTATCTTGTAAGTGATACCATTTATTTCAACACTATCTGTTTCGTCTGATTTATTTTTCCACTTTTTCTCAACTTCTCTTTTTGTCTTTAGGCAATCGGACATACTATTTGCACCTTTATGGTCTATTAAATGACCATCTGCAAATACGCATACTGCAAATACTACTTCAGGTGGATGTTCGTGTTCACCTGCTTCTAGTGGACATTGTTGGTGTCCATCATCTCCGCAACCTGTACAATCTGCTTCTGCTCTTTGTGAGTTTAAGAAAACTCCAAATATTATTGCAATAGCAAATATGACACCTAAAATCTTTAATAACCATTTAGTATCGCCGTTCTTGAAACCTATTTTGTCTATTAATGTTTTAAACATATTTCTCCCTATCTAATAGGTGGTACGTACATTACGCCACCGTTCTTCCAAAGATTATTTAATCCTCGTTCTAATGCAAGTGGAGTATTAGGTCCTACATTTCTCTCAAATGATTCCCCATAGTTTCCTACTTGTTTGATAATATTATAACCAAACTTCATACCTAATCCTAACATAGGACCGATATAACCTTCAACACCTAATATTCTTTTAACTTCTTTTGATTTAGCAGTTAACATTTCATCAACATTTCTACTAGTGATACCTGCTTCTTCAGCATTAACCATAATAAAATGTGTCCATCTAATTACATCTTCCCACTCTTGGTCGCCTTGTCTTACAAGTGGACCTAATGGTTCTTTTGATATAATTTCTGGTAATACAACCCATTTACTTGGATCGTCTGCACCAGACCTAGCACTTGCTAAACCAGAGGCGTCTGTTGTGAATACATCACACTCACCACCAAATAGTTTTGCTTTTGCTTCTTTATTACCTTCAACATATATTGGTTTATATGCCATATTGTTTTCTGCAAAATAATCATTTAGATTTAATTCAGACGTTGTTTCTTTTGTAATACATACAAACGCACCATCTAAACCTTTAGCACTTTTAATTCCTAATTCTGTTGGTATTAAAAACCCTTGTCCATCATAATAGTTTACACCTGCAAATTCAAACATCAAGTTAACATCACGACTTATTGTCCACGTTGTGTTTCTTGCAAGTACATCAATATTACCTGACGCTAATGTTGGAAATCTTTGAGCAGCATTTAATCCTACATACTCTACTTTAGTTGAGTCACCAAATATAGCAGCGGCAACTGCCTTACAGAAATCAACATCTAAACCACTCCAAGTTCCACTCTCGTCTTGAGCAGAAAATCCTGGTAAGTTAGCATTAACTCCACATATAACAAAACCTCTCTCTTTTACAGTTTGAAGTAGACCTATTTCTTTTTCTACTACAACTTTTGAACCTTTATTACTATTACTAGTAAAAGCAACTGCTAATAATACAGCGGCTAACATCAAAACACCAATTATATTTTGAATATTCTTTTTAAAATTAAATTTCATAATTTATCCTATTGTGTTAATACTTTTGTTTTCTTTTCTTTTTTCTTTTCAGATAGTGATTTAGCAGTACCACCCAATTTCAAACTACCTGATTGGTCAGGCATTTTGTTTTTGATACTAACTATCTTACCGTCTGCGTCTATTTCTGCTAAAGAAGGACCACAAATAACTCTACGTCCATCTTTTAGTTTTTCAATTCTTCTCTTCTCTTTTAGGCAATCCATTAATCCATCGTACTTAACGAATTCGCTTGAAGTGTCAGTCACAATAAACATTGTTATGATTGTAACTAGTGTTGTTGCGTCCATACCTTATTCTCCTGTTGTGTGTCCGTTGCCGTTTTTGACACTTCTTATTTTATCTTTTAGTTTTTCTATATCAGCTAATGCCTTGTCCATATCTTTCTGTAACCTCTCAATATTAACGGCGTTGTTCATCATATTCTGTAAATCTTTTTGTATGGACTCTACTTGTCCGCTTAAGAATTCAATTAGCATAAATTGCTCTGAATCAGCAGGTAAAGAACCCATATCACCTCTCGGCCACTTGATTCTAAATTCGTTATTCTTCTCTATGTCCTGTGCTAATGTTTCTTCTGCTTGGTTTAAATCTTTTTCTAATAATGTGGTATTGGTTTCCAATTTGTTCAATCGCTCAATTACACCGAAGTAAGCCCACACGCCAACAGCGACTGCTGAAATTATGGCAAGCAAGTTCTTCATAGGCATACTTACAGCGGATTCGCTTGATATATCTAATCTATTCTTTGCCATAACTCTCCTTATTTTTTAACTTTAGGTATCTTTGCACCTGGTTTGCCAACATATAACCCGAAGAAAGCAGCACCAGCACCAACTATAGTTGATATGTACATTGCTTGGGAATTAGTTGGATCGGGTAATTGCATAAACCAAGTTACTGATTTATAAAAGGCATAGATATATGCCAACATCACCAGTCTAGGTATAACCCTAAATTTGTCTAATAGACCTGCAATTTTATTTGTTATTGTAGGAGCGTCATCACCTTCTTCAGGTATCAAATCACTCTTTGCTACTTCATACTCTTCAGTAGTCTTTTTTACTTTTATTAAATCGTCCATAACTTCCTTTACTTTTGTCCTGCTTGTTTCAATCTAATTCTATCGTTCTCTTCTTTGATCCAATTAGATAGTAAACTCACATAAATTTCCCTCTCCCAAGGTATCATATTCTCTAGTTCACTTAGCGAATATTTATGATGTTGCATTAATGCAAAATTCACTTGATAATAATTCTCTAAACTTTCGTGAGAGAGGGCAATACGAAAAAATCAGCTATCCCTGCCAACGTAAGTTTACTTTTAACTTTCGTGTTAGGATTCTCTATTTCTACGTCTTGCTTCAGTTTAGGCATAGTATCAAAGAAATTATTGATTTTTTGATATGTTTTTGCGTCTAAACTCTCTAAAAACTTATGCATTTCGTCTTTACTATAATCACTTGCTGAGTGTATTTTATCACCTTCATATACTTGATATACTGTATTTGCTAGCATTTCAAACATCTGCTTGGTTTTCATACCTTCGTTATTTTTCTGTTCAGCTGGATCAACGGAATTTATAGTAGGATAACTCATAACCAATCCTATTTTCTTCTTCTCATCAATCACAATATTATTAGTATGGTCTTCATCTACGTGTACTTCCACTTTAGACAAATCTATTTCAACTTCTGCATAAGATTTCTTATCATCAGGACATAACAATTTAAGTTTTGTTATTTCACCAACTGACTTCGCTCTTATCTGTAAAAATATATACTCTACGTCAAATATAGGTAGTGTATTGATATCTACAGCACCAAATGTACAAGTATGTACTATTTGTTTTAATGCTTCGGTCATATCTTTATTATTACCAGACTCTAATGCCTGTAATAATATCTTTTCTTCTTTAACAAGAAAAGGTCTGAATTTAACCTTTACATCTTTAGATGGTAATGTCAATTCATAGGTCGCTGTTTCTAATATAGGCAATGCCATAATTTACTCCTTTATATTATTTATTTATCTCAAAAGGTGGGAACACCCTGCCTCCTGTGCCCTTACCAATAGGCATATCTCTTTTAATTTTGTCAATAATTTGTTTACCTGCTCTTTTAATCTCTGGTGGCATTTTACCTAATATGCCTCCAAATATTCCATAGTTCTTAGCAGGTTTAATGTTAGGCATATCTGGAATATGTTTTCCAAATTCAACACCATTGATTGAGTCTAATGTTATATTCTCCCAAGTTCTAAAAGCAAATGTTATTGGTATATCCATAGGTATCACATCATCCGTTAATGCTTGGTATTGTATTTCACCAATTGTTTCTGGATATACTTCGTGCAATCTAACACCATATGTCATTCTGTAATTATCATCAGGACTTTCTTTATCTGTTTCTCTATATTGTCCTAATTGATAAATCTCCATAGTACCTACATAATCATCATAGTAATTTAAATTATGTGTTGCCAGGTTATATATTCTTCTTTGCCAAGTTTCAAAAAATGCTCTTTGTCTTAAAAACTTATCTCCCATAAACATACACTCAATATTTGATCCATAAGCATATGCATATGGCATTTTTCTACCTGGACCATAAGTTACATAATTTTGTGTTAATACGTCCCTATGGGGTAATTTTGCTTGAGTACACATCAACTCTACATTATTTTTCATTCCTGATTCATTAAGAAGACTATCTTTATCTACTAATACGACATCTTTGTCTGTTCCAACTTTTCTTTCAAAAGTATCTCTTGGTGGAAATAATCTAATTAAAAATCTATTTGCTCTAGCAACACCTTCACCTTTATTAATTTCAGTTATAAATCTACCAATAGATGTTTTTCTATTAACACCTGGTCGTTGTACAGTTATTCTTTTATCGCCTTCAACGTTATCTAAACTTTTATCTCTTGGAAGTCCTACTCGGATATCCATATTACCGATACGTTTACCTGCTCTAAATATTGCCATATCTATTTCCTTTTGTGTCTACCCATATAATGCTCGGATGGTTCGTAGTTCCATTTATGTCCGTGGTGTCCTCTAATGTCGGCATACCACATTCTTAATCTTACTATCATAACTCTCCATAATGTTCTCTTTGCCATTTTTTATCAGATTGCTCTCCTACTATCTGACCAGACTTTACTAGCTGGTGCTTTCTTAAATTGTTGTACTGGTAAATATACTGCAATAGCCATTTCATCTGCGTCTACTCTTAAAAAATTTGACCTTACGTGTCGCCACAAATATTTCTTAATCGTTGGTTTAATCATAGGTATATTTTTAAGTGTAGAATATGTTGCCATTATCTTTGTTGTTCTATCAAATTGCGTATTACTAGCATATTTTTGTATGTCTTGTAATAATCTAAATCTCATTATGTATGGTAGGTAATGAAAGTTCAAACCTACAAAACCACCTCTAAATGTATCTACTGGTAAAACTAATGGAAATGTATCATAATATGGTAGTTTCTTTTTAGTTTTAGGGTCATAAAAATACATATTCAAACGTCCTGCACTAGGTCTACTATTCAGTTTTCCACTTCTCATAAGACCAGTAGCAGTTGCTTTCTGTACTATGCCTTGTACAGCATTCCTATACCAGGATGCTGACTTTAGTACACCCGCTTGTCTATCTTTTAGTGGTCCAAATATATTTGCCATACTACTATTTATAATGAAAAAGGGCACCTATTACTAGGTGCCCTTTAAGTTTTAACGTTTATTTGAGAGAGAAAGGTTTACTCTTCGTCTGCCAATTTGCTAAAATAAGACAATGTATCGTCTTCCTCACTAGCAGGTTTAGAGTTCACAACGTTAGTACTTTTCACCTGACCATTGGTCTGTTGTGGGAGGTCAACTGTTTCAACAGTTTCGGTGCTTCGTGTACCCATAATTATCCTATTCAGTTTCTCTTTGAGTTCATCATAAGATTTAAAATTACTAGGGTCTACAAAAGGTTTCAAAGGATATTGTTTCGCCCATATCGCTTTTATATTAGCGTCTTCACTTGCAACTGGCGTAACTCCTTCAAATTCAGATTTATCGTAGTTCCAATAACCATCAACTTTTCTAATTTTCAGTTTAAAGTTTGCACCTTTCCAAAAATCAAATGGGTTGATTGCTTTTTCATCCGCAAATTGAGGTTGCATTGCTTCTGATATCTTATCAAATATCTTTTTACCATATTTGTATAAGAATACCTTACCTTCATTTTCAGGATGTTTTGGATCACTAACAATATAGATGTTAGAATAATATGATAATTTTCTTTTTCTCTTACGAGCAATATCCTTATCACTATCTACACCTGTATTCCATAATCTTGTATTATCTTCACTAACTGGGTCTTTAGCATTTAAAGTTGTTAATGAATTTTCAATGTACCAACCGCCTTTGTCTTGAAATGCGTGTGACCACACTCTTTGCCAAGGCATTTCTTCTTTTTCAGACGCAGGTAAAAATCTGATAACGGCATAACCATTTCCAGTTTTATCTAGTTCTGGTTTCCAGAACCTATCGTCTTGATACTTATTTTTGTTTGCTTGATCCTCGGGACCGAGGTTCTTTTCAAGTGCCTTTGTAATCTTATCAAAGTTACTTGATGATGATTTTAATGTTTCAAAATCCATATTCGTATATCTCCTTATATGTTTATATTCGTTGTATTTGTGTTCCCTATATTATCGGGATCATTATTATTTATACAAGTTATATTATCTCTAATATAACATTATTTGAGCATATTGTCAAGCGTGGTATAATCTATGTATTTAATATTTGATAAATTCTTCCACTCTTCAATAGGTCCATTTACCTTATCTCTACCATCATTATATCTATTAACCTTATAGAAATGTATGTCTTTATACCACTCCATTAATGTCTTCCATTGGTTAATCCAGTTAATAGCTGGTGTTGGACTATTATCTTTTGCTGTATAATGCTTGGTACTCTTGTATATGTTATTAATCTTATCATTATGACTATATAAATCGTGTCCTATTATATACACTTCACAAGGTTTCTCTTTCTTAACTGCAATCAAACCAGAAGAAGGTCCACACGCCCAACCGTGGTCTCTAGGGTCGCATATATCGTCTAATGAGTGTGAATAATCTGGTTCTTTTATCCAACTGACTTTGATTGTTGAATTAAGGATATTTTGTTTAGTAACTGCACCATCTTTTTTTAATATACTCACTACACCTTTTAAATTAGCACCGTGTAAAACATATTCTTTACTATCGCCACGTTCATTACTGACTATACCACCAAGGTTCTTTGCTAGTTCTAAATCTTCTTTAGGTACTCCACTTTCCATAACTGCGTCATATGATTGAGTAGGTACTTTAGTCCAATTTCTAAAATAACAAGGTATCTTTTGTGCCATACCAGCGTGGTATATTTCGTGGACTATGCCGTGGTCTACACCAGTTAACACATCACATAAGTTCGGATAATCTCTATAAATGGCATTGCAACCATATATCTTACCAAATTGTTTATACTTATTTAAATCTATACCAATTCTACTTTCACCATTACCAATACAGAATACTCTAGCAGACCTTTTTTCTTTTTCTAGTTCTTTTATCATTTTATAA